CTGGTCCAGTGATCGACGGGTTTGGCCGAGGGCGGCCCTTTGCTTTTCGACCGCCGCGGAAAGCCGCTCTCCCTTTTTTTGCGTGTCCGCCAGCGCGGCGGCCAGCCCTTCGTTGTCCGGGTCCTTGCGCAGCGCCAGCTTGAGCTTGGCCAGCTGCTTGCTGTGCTTGGCCATGGCCAGGCGGGCCTTCTCCAGCGCCGCCTGGTCCCGTTCGAAACGCTCGATCAGCGCCCGCTGCGCGCCCAGGCTCTTTATCTCGGAGCCCAGCGCGCCCAGGCGGGTCTCGGCCGAGGAGAACGCCCGGCCGAACCCGCCGGTCACCGCCGCCCCGATCCGTATGCCCAGTGCGATATTGCCGGCCATCTATCGTGACTCCTTGTAAACCCGCCCTGCCGCCTCCAGCCAGGCGCACAGTTCGTCCGTGTCCATATCCATCAGCTCGCCGCAGCACCACCGGGTGTAGCTGTTTAAAACCAGCACCGCCCGGCGGCAGTCAGCGGCGCTCAGGACAAAAAATCCCGATAGGCCTTTTGCAGCCGGCCGTAGTCGTCCATGTCCAGCTCTTCGATGAGCGCCGGCTCAACCTCGCAAAGGCAGGCAAACAGGTGGACCTCGCGTTCGGCATCCCCCTTGCCGGCCTTGTCGGCGGCCAGCAGGTCGCGCACCTTCGGCCTGCGCATGGACAGCGCTTTGGTGTGCACCCCGTCCACCTGCACGGGGTGCTTCAGATCGATTTTTGCCGGGACCATCGCTTAACCTCCTATCGCGGAGCGCACCGCCGCCAGGCGGTCCGTGCCGTCCACAATTTCCACCATGTTGACCGCATCGACCTCGATCAGCGTGGACCCGCCGGAGACGTACTTGTAATAGCTGCACGCCACGGCCGCCTTGAGCGTGGTCTGCTCGCCGGCTTTCCAAGAGCCGCCGTCGATCTCCCGCAGGCGGCCGCGCACGGACACCTCAACGACCGTCACCGTGCCGGCGGCGTCGTCGGCCTGCATGGCCCCCTTGAACCGCAGGGGCACGGCGGCATGGTCGGCCAGGCCCCACAGCTTGAAGACCTCCTCGCTGTATTCTTTGAGCGTGAACTCGCACTCCAATTTCTCCATGCCCATGTCGATCTCGATGGGTGCGGCCATGCCGCCGCCGCGAAACTCCTCGGTCTTGCGCGTAAGCTTGGGCAGGGTCAGCTCGACCACCTTGCCCAAGTACCCGCGGCCGTCCACGAACAGCCCGAAATTTTTAAGCACCCTGGGAATCTGTGCCATTTAGACCACCTCCTCGAAGTAATCGTTGACCAGCCGGCTGCGGAAGGTCACGTGCTCGGCCGGCGCCGGCGGGGTGAAATCAAAGTCGAAATACACCCTGCCCGCGGCAAGCTCGGTCGGGGTGTTCAGCTCCGGGCTTGCCCAGCAGGTGCCGCCCAGAATGGCCCCCTTGGCCGTCAGCGTGGCCAGGTAGGCGTTGACGCCCTCGACCACGTCGGCCAGGTAGGTCGCGGTGATGTTGCGGTCCACGGCCCACAGGTGGGCGCGCAGCAGGCTCTCGTGGAGCATGTCGGCCGTGCGCACCACCGACAGAAACGCCCACTTGGCATCGGCCGACAGCGTGCGGTTGCCCCACAGCCGGTAGCCGTTCTGGCGGATGATGGTGGCCACCTTCTTTTCGTTGAGCAGGTTGGCCCGGGCGTTGGCGTCGCCCAGGGCGAAATCCACATCGCGCGTGGTGCCCACGATGCCGTACACCTCGCGGTTGGACGGGCTCCACCAAAACCCCCGCTCGGCGTCGCTCTTGGCGATGATGCCCGCCACTCTGGCGCTGGCCGGCTGCTGGACGATGTTGCCGGCGGCGTCGGTCACCTTGACGCCCGGGTCCACCACATAGACCCGCTTGGACCCGAAATCCCCGGCCCAGGCGATGGCGTCGGCGTCGGCGATGTCCGGGCCGTCGGCGATGATCACCGCCCGCAGCCGGTCGGCGATGCCCAACAGCTCGGAGACCACCGGGTTGGCCACCGCGGCGATGGAGGCCGTGGCCGTGGCCAACGTGCCGTCGCCGGTGATGGTCACCGTGGGTGCGCTGGTGTAACCGTAGCCGGCCTTGGTCACCGTGATGCCGGTGATCACGCCGCCGGCGATGACGGCCGTGGCCTCGGCCCCGCTGCCGTCGCCGGTAAACGATACCGTGGCGCTGGTGTAGCCGCTGCCGCCGGCAGTGACATCGACCGCGGCAACACCCGTGGGCCGCTCGCCGGTGAAGCCCGGCGCGCACAAAATGCGCGGTGCAAAGCCCAGCACCGACTCGGCCGCCAGAAAGCACTGCACGCCCGCATAGGCCCCGGTGCCGGCATCGATGCCGCCCAGCACGTTGGCCCGGGTGGCCGCGACGTCAACGCCTTGCTCCACGCGCACCACGATCACCATGGCCCCGGCCTGATCGAAGATGGCGTCTACGGCCTCGGGCAGCGTGCCGGCGCCGGCGCCCGTCATGTCCAGCTTGGCGGCCTCTGTCCGGTTGCCGGCGATCAGCACCGGCGTGTTGAGCGGAAAGGCCGCGACATCGGCATCCGGCGCCGTGCCGATCAGGCCGATGACGGACGAGCGCACCGTTTGGATCGGGCGCGGGCCGTCGTCGATCTGGATCACCTCCACGCCGTGTAGAAAAGTAGCAGCCATGATTTACTTCTCCTTTTTCTTTTGTTTGCCCTCGGCCTTGGCCGGGGCGGTTTTGTTCGGTTCGAATGCCGCGATCTTGCCGGAGAGCAGCAACCACTTGGCCTGGCGGGCGGTCAGCTCGACCGTTTGCCCGACAGCCAGGGGCTTGCCGTCCGCGCCGCGCAGGGGCTTGATGACGGTGTAGGTTGACATGGGTTCACCTCTCCATTTTTTTGGTCATTGGACGATGCCGACATGCTCGCCGTCGGGCGCGCCGGCGGTGGTCTGCACCACCGCGTTGGCCTGGATCTCGTCGATGATCCCCTGGCAAAAGGCCAGCAGGACATTGTTCTGATAGCCTTGGGCGGCCGCGGCGTCCGTGGTCTGGCTGTGATTCACGGCCGCCAGCCGCGCCTGGATGAAAGCCGCCATGCTCTCCTTGGTTAAAGCCATCAGACACTCGCTTTCACATTGGACGATTTCATAATGTGCGGCCGCCCCGTATAGGCGCAGATGCAGTCTGCCTGCACCACCCCGGCCACGGCCGCGCCGGCGGCGCCGTAGATCTCCACCGTGCCCTTGCCGATGACCTTGACCAGCCCTTCGGCCGATATGGTCAGCGCGCCGCTTGCCCGGTCGTACTCGGCATGGCCGCCGTCGGAGAACTCTATGCGGCATACCGTTTCGGCGGCGGCCGGGGCCGGGTGCGCGCTGCGATAAATCGCCGGCAGCGCCAGGGCCTGGGCCGGATCGCCGCCCGGCGACAGCAGCAACACCTGCTCGCCGATCTCCGGCGGCCACCAGTCGCGGTCATGGGACGCCCGGCGCGTCAGCCAGGGGACCCAGCCGGTCAAAAGCTCGCCGCTTTGCACTTTCACCCGCGCGGCCGCATAGTCGGCCTGGGCCACCGTGCCGTAGCGCAGAAGATTGTTCAGGCGGCGTTCCAGCTCAGCCAGGCGATAGGCGATACCGTCACTCATTGATCAGCTTATAATCCTCTTTGTGCTGCGCGCCGATATCCGGGGATATGCCCACGTACAGCCACTCGGGCGCACTGGCGCCGGCATCGGCCCACTCGTCGGTGCCCAGGCGCGCGATCTGCTCCCAGGTCACGGCCCACAGGGCCAGGCCCGCGCGGTCGATGGCCGCCGCGTACATGTTGTCGATGCGCGTGGCCCTGGCCGGATAGACCCCGGTCAGCCCGAAACGGCCGCCGTCCACGGCGCCAAGCACGGCCTCCGCGATTTGCAGGGCCTCAACGGCCCGCTGCTCTCTGCCGCCGGCATGCCGGGCCAGGCAATAGGCGGCGAAGCGGCAAGTCCACTCGGTCTCGCCGGTGTCCACATCGGCCTTGCGGGCGGCCGAAAGGCAGGCCACCAGCACCGCCGGGCTCTTGACCGAGGCGCGGGCGATCTCGCCGCCGGCGAACTCGCCGGCGTAAAGGGCGCAGGTGGACAGGCCCGGCAGCTTTGCCGCCAGGTGATCCGTCGCCGCCTGCTGTATTTGCGCGGGTGTCGCCATTTACAAATACCCCTTGCTGTCGTCGCGGTCCCAGATCCGGCCGCCGGAGACCATCTGCGCGCCTCCGGCCGCCGCCGCCTTGGCGTCGGCCGCGTCCACTCCCAGGCTCACCCGTCCCGCGGCGATCTCGCGCAACGTCTTTCGGGCCGCCTCGGCCTGGGCCTGCCACCTTTCGTCGGCGCTGTCGCTGTCGGCCGCCAGGATATCGCGGGCCAGAAGGCAGGCCATGCGGGCGATCGGCAGCGGCACCGAAGACAGCGGCAGGCGGTAGCGGCCGGCCAGGTGCATGTCGATCTCGGCCGTGGCGTCGGCAATGGCCGCATCGAGCACCGCCGCATCGATTGCTCCGGCGCCGGCGCGGTCGGTGAGCTGGATCAGCACCGTGTCGCCGAAACGCTCGATCATCTGGGCCGCCGTGCAGTACATGGGCTAAAGCTCCTCCACTTGCAGGTGCGACTCGGCCTTCAGGGCCTCGATCTGATCTTCGGTCAATTCGTCCGCCTCGATCTCGCATGTGCCGACCCAGCGCCGGCCCGCCCGCCGAAAGCCCGCCGCCGGGGCGGTTATGCGCAGGCGCCTGGCGGCCGTGTCCGTCTTTTTTTCTTCCGGGGCCGCGGCCGTTGCCGCATCGTCCTTGTCGGTCTTTTTCTTCGCCACGGTCATCTCCTCTTGTTCGGCAAAAGACCCCGCCCGCCGCAACGGGCGGGGCCTTGCAAGTCACATCGGGTCCGCGCCCGGCGCCGCTATGCCAGGTACGGTGTTACCAGCAGTCCGGCCGTGTCCCGGTACACGTTGGTTGCGCCGGCGGCGTCGCGCTCGGCCTTGAGCACCTCGAAACCCGCCTTTTCCAGGCCGGGAGGCACCACCAGCAGGTTCGGCCGGATGCCCAGCGGCTGTCCGGCGTCGCTTTTGAAACCCATCATGGCCGCCCGGGCCGCGGCATAAGCGGCGGCGTCCAGGGGCTGCTTGCTGGCGTAGGCCAGCTGCCACAGGCCGAAGCCCACGTTGACGCGCGCATCCACGCCGTAGCGCACCTCCTTGCGGGAGAACACCGCCTCGTCGCTGTCCGCATCCATGGAGACGAACCGGTAGTCCTTGCGCTTTTGGAAGATGATAGGCTTGACCATGCGCGAGGTGTCCAGCAGATACCAGGCCGTGCCCGCACCGCCGCCGGTGTTGGACACCGATGCCCCGCCCACCTCGTGATCGACGTCGAAAAAATACTGGCCGTCATAGCAGACCGTGGCAAAGCCGGCCGCCAGCAGGGCAAAGACCAGGCTGTCCGGGTGCTGCTTGGCGTCCTGGCCCAGCTGGCCGATCAGCGGCTTGTAAACGCCGTAGGTGTCGTCCTCGATGTCGTCGCGGTTGACCCCCACGGTGTTTTCGAAACTCTTGTTCTTGATGGTGTAATCGTGGCTTTTAAGGTTCTGGATGACCCGGTCGCCCAGCCACTCGCGAAACTGCGTGGTGGCCCCCAACCAGGCATAGGTCTCCTGCTTGGTCGTGGAGGGCACGGTCATGGCGATCTTTTCAAAATCGCTGGGCGCCCCGGCAAACGCCTCGTTGAAAACCGTTTTATAGCCCGTAAAAAGCGCGCTCAAATTGCCTTTGTTGATAATCATCGTCTTGGCTCCTCGTCTGAATGTTTGGTTACAGGCCCATGCGCACCCACACGCCGTCGGCCTCGACACCCACCACGACGCCCGCGGCGCTGCGCGTGGCCACGCCGTCGGAAATCGACACCGTCTGATCGTCCACGATGAAGCAGGTGTCGCCGACATGGGCGATGGTGATGTCGGCGGCGGCGTACTTGAACACGCCGCTGCGTACGTTGACGGTGACGGCGCCATCGGCGCCGGCGCTGTTGGCGGCCGGCTCCTCGGCCCGGCCGGCGCATACCTGGCCGGTGGCCGCGGCGCCGGCCACGGCGTAGCCGGCGGCGTTGAGCATCACGATGGCCCCGGCGAAAATCGTTGCCCCCGCGCCCACGGGAAGATTGAAAATGTCCCCGTCGCGCCGCTGGGTGTCTCTGTCTTGAGTCAAAGCTACCATTTGCTATTCTCCTTATGGCTTGCCGGGCTACGCCGCGGCCGTTTTCTTGTACTGCTCGGGGTCGATGCCCATGGCCTTGCACACCGCAAGGGCCGCCTCATCCAAAGATCCGTCGCCGTCGCCGTCCGGCGCCTTGCCGCCGGTCTGGGTGCCCGAAAGGGCCGCGATGGGTTGCACCGCATCCACAAACGCCTTGAGCGCGGCAACGTCCTTTTTGCCCAGCTCCCGCGCCCACGCCTCCATGGCCGGCAGGATGCGCCCGTCGGCGAGCCCGGCTGCCACCAAATCGTTGACCTGCTTGTCGTGCACCTGGCTTTTGAGGGCGGCCAGCTCGCCCTGGATCTCGGTCACCGTCTCCACCGGCACGAACTTGGCCGGATCAGGCGGTTCCGGGGCCTTGGCCTTGAGCGCCGCGATGGCCTGCTCGGCGTCGCCCGCCTTGGCCGTCAGCGCCCTTACCGCCGCGATGGCGGCCGCCTCGTCGGCATCCTCGCCCAGCCCC